AACCTCCATCAACCCAATCCGTCGTAACCCGGAGGGACGCCCAATCTTGTGCAACTGCAGGGAATACACACGTGTCCACACACCTGCGAATAACTTACGCTACTCGCTGATACGAGAACAGAGGACATGCACTATAACCAAACTCGAGAAACGGTAAAGCAGTTTGGGTTAATACGGAGCCATCGCGCTTATATAAACAAAAAGCATCTTGATCGAGTAATCCTAAACGAGTTAGTCTCGCGTCAGGGTGAGCTTCCAGCGCAAAAATTTTCTGCAATTCATCATATGACATCGTTACAACAGGATCGTATCGCTCACTAAACGTCACGCGTACATTACCTTCCTGATTGACGGTAAAGTAGAGATCATCACCAACCCGATTCCGAGTGGCGCCGTCAGTATACCGGGCGTGATCGTTAACAAATGGATCAGACAGGTATACGTTAAAATAGATCTCAGAAATCTCAGGTGTGTGAAGTACTAAATTCCTTATGTTCGTCAACCTATGAGTTAACTCATCTTTTGTTGGCTCGTCATTCATTAGCATAAATAGGAAGAATAAAATAACTTTATTTGTATTCCCTTTGAACGTCAATACACTCTCTCGCATTGTCTCGTAATTCCAATCAAGTTCAAATCTTGCGATCTCAATATTAAACACATCCAACTGTGGGTTAGCACGTGGGTCAACGACAATGTAGCGTGAATTAAGAAATACTGAACCGACATTACGTACATTTTCATCACCCACACCAATAAATAACAAGTCTTCATTAGTACGATTCTTAGTTGAAAGAGTTGTATGTTTGGTCTGAATCGTCCGAGTCATAACCTCGCGTGTAATAGCTCTAACATAATTACCCAAAGTCAATGCCATTGTTGCTAGAACACGTTTCCCTCTTAGTAACCCAATTGTGGATGGTGCTAAACGAGTAGGCAAATTAGGTAGTATTTCGTAAGCGACATTAGTGCGGTAAGTCAACATCTGACGTTGACGACTGATACGCCCGAGATAAGACATGTCAGTACCATAACCAACACGTGCAATCTGAACTGAAGACATATAACGCATTAGAATGCTTAAGTTCTCACGTATCTTTCCAAAATCAAACATTCCAACAGAGGTCATGACGTTGTTTAATTCAAGAACACTTGGAGTTAATATTTCATCCTCTTTAACGATGGTAGTTGTCACCATTAATGGTCGTTTCGTGAGAACTGACATAGCAGTGATCCCCACTGGTGGTACAAAAGACATGTTGGCGTTCTGGTCGAAAAGTGGTTTCAATAACACCAAATACCACTCAAAGTTTGCAATATGGGAAAAACTTGACCGCATAATATAAGCACGGTATCCAAGATTTAATGTTGCTAACAATGTGAAAATTCGATTTAGCAACGCCATTGTCGCGTACTGTAATTTCCAAATTAATATATTTGGTTGAATTAAGTTGATAATCTCAACTAAGCTTGATCTAACATGGGCATCGAATTGGGCTTCATTTGTAATACCGGAAAAATCCATGTCAGAAAGAACAGAAGTATACCCTTGTGATAACTCAACTGATTCAATTAATCCCCGAGTAACCGAACCTGTACCAAACGCACCTATTTGACGAACTGTTGATTTAAAAATCTTTTTCAGTCCACGTGCAATTGGATCACCTAAACCTGTCGCACCAAGAATCAATACCTTCCGCATGCTTGCATTCAAATGATCACGGCGCGCAATCTCACTTAAACTAAAGACATCAGTTGTATCGATAATTTCAATCGTCATCGCCAATATTTCAGCTAATTTCGGTGTTGACCCATTAACAGCGTTAGGTTTCTTCTGAAGTAATGCTCGCCGATAAGTGAGAGCTAGCTGAATCAAATCGCCTTCCTCATAAGTGAAATGAATGTCGTCTTCATAGAGAGTAACCGCCATGAAACCAGTTAAGAAATCAACAATCATGTCCGTGACTCCATCATTGTCAATAAATATCTTCGCTAGATAGTCCGGTTGGGAAAAACGTCGATATTCGAACGACATAATTGAACGCAGCTCTGCTAGACGACGGATACGAGTAATATCGACCATAATTGGATCAGCAATTGGCGTCCCTCTTGGGCAAGTCATTATGATACCTCGGAATTGGGAGGACTGGTAATTACGCATGTGAGCTTGTATAGTTGGAAGAACGTGTACACTTGGTCGAAGGTTAACTGCAGTTAAATCAAGCGAATGAGAAGAAAGTGGGAGTTCACTAAATACAACACTATCCTCGAATATTGGTGTCGCGATTTCGCCATTATCCTCATCAACCACACAATCGATATCAATTGGTGTCATCTCATTAAGTACATCACGAATTAACGTAACAAAGAAATCTTGGTTTTCGTCATGATGCTGACCATAAGCATCAACAATCTCAGTTACATATGTATGCAAAAAGGTTGGGATCGGTGAGTCAGAATATCTAAAAGATAGCTGTGTGAATCGCAATAAGTCAGATGAAATCAATCTGCGAATAAACACGTCCCAGTCAAAATAGGTCTTCAACTCATTGGGTAAACTCAATACTGAAGATAGTCCAATTAGCATATTCAAATACAAAACTGCTGGTGGTACTGAGTCAGTAAATAACACTGAGCGTGTAAATCGAATAAATGGTGAATCTGTTGTTCTTTCATACAGTCTGCGTTTTTCAAGTTGAGATGTACGAACGTTCTCAATCATGTAATGCACAAGGGCGCTAATGGTTTGAAACTCGTGGACATGAAATATTCCGAAATTTGGAATGAGATGAGCTGTCATGAAACCCTGCCGTCGCATGAAATGCTTTAAGTCTTTATGGGTCTTAAAAGTTGGATACCATGCAATAACATAATTAAGCGCTGGTTTCTGGACACCTGGTGTCACAAGTACATGCGTGATTGGGTACATTGATGTCATTGGCCATGTTCGTATCACAATATCATCTCTTTCAGTTTGACCTAAAGCGATCGCTAGGCAATAATTGAGTAACGATGTCCAGGAAACAGTTCCATCAAAACTTACCATCTTCCAAAAAATTGTAGATGTGATCTGAGTTGGATGAGTCAGGGCTTTTTCAATCCAATGAGAAACCAAAATTGGAGATAAATACTTTAAGTTTGTTGGGGAAAAAGTCTGGAGTAGCCGTGCTTGCAATAAATGAATATTCTCAATTAACTGCCATAAGCTAGTTCCAACGGTCTCATCTTTAATAACTTGAATCAAATCGTTCGTGGATAAATTCTCCAATCCGAGTTTCATAATCTTCAGCCTTCGAGTGATTCCGCGAACCAGCATTCGCACTATCTCAATCCGATCGTATTCTGTTTGAAGTAGGAAGGTTGTTGGTTCAAAACCGACAATTGCAAATGCATTTAAAAACGATATTTCTAAATGGTTATTCCGCCATGTCAAGCTAAAAAGTTCACTTGTTCGTAATAATCCTACGTATTCATCCAGTAATATCGTTGGTGCTATGCTTGTGAGTGGTAATGTAAAGGTAAGTGGATAACGTGTACTATCGAGCCATTCATGTACATCAAGTTGGGTCAAATCCGCCATTGTTGGGTTTTATTT